CAGTGCTACTTGCAACACTAATATTAGTGACTACTTTTCCACCAACCTTAGAAACACTTCCTTTAGCTCTTTGAGAACTATCACCAAGTTGTCCAAAATTAATAGTATCATTAACCTTGTAATTATTTCCACCAGTTAAGATACCTACTTTATCAATAGATCCAGATGAAACTAAATTGATATCAATTAATTGCTCTCTTTGTTTATTTGGTTGATCTAAGAAATCATAGGATGCATATTCTTGAGTTAAAGAATAAGGAGTAGTATTTCTAAAATACTCTGTCTTATTTAAATCATATGACTTTTGATCAATCTCTATATCATAATTAAAACTATTCGGTTTAGACTTGAAAGAATTTCCAATCAAATATGGAAACTCAGGCCTTCTATACTTATTGAAAGGCCCTGCATTATCAATACTAGTAGGATTGATAGTTGAGAAATATGCATAAACACCATTTGGATAATCAGGAGTTATACAAAAACGCCCATTATGTTCATCCAAATCTCCTGTATTATTAAATACAAAATCTTCTACAAAAAATCCTTGCGGAAAATTTGCTAATGGAGGTCGATTAGAAGCAGTTACTGGTTTGTAACCAGATTCCATAGCTTTAACAAATCCACCAGTTCTAGTCTCATATCCATATGGCCCATAAATTGGATTTCCATCATATGCCCATCCGATTATTGGAGAATGGTAATCTGCAGCAATTTCTTCCCCATCAACTTTTTGTAAATCAGGAAGTCCATATTTAATGTTATTATCTTGATCTCTTACATATACCGACTCTCTTAATTTACGAGGAGAATACAAATGAGTGTATTCAATGCCAAATTCTGAATTTTCTGCTGCTTCTAGAATTCCATCATCTTCAGAAATAATATCTACATATTTTTGGAATAAATTAACTGTCCAAGTTTGAAGTTTTGCTCTTAATTTTCCATTAGATGCATCAGTGGTTACAGCTACTCCAACACTACCCGTATAACCAATTCCAGGATTATCAATTCTTACACTAGTGATTTTTCCGTCATTAATAATCGGAACTAACTTTCCATAATTACCTTGATTAGCACTAATGACTAAATTAGGAGGTGCATTATAACCTTCACCCTGATTATCGACTTGAACTTCAACTATTCTTCCATTATTGATAATTGGAGTGATTTCTGCACCAGATCCATTTTTAAGAGTCAATAAAGGTTGGCGATCATAGTTTATAATATTGGAAGAACCATAAGAAGATCCCTCATTAGTCACTTGTACGGATTTTAGAGATCCTTTAAATAAAGGTTGAAGTTTTGCTTGGAAATTTTGTCCCGTAGCAGTGAGAACTCCTATTTCTCCAGTTAAAGTTACGGTAATTGGTTCATAGTTAAAAGTATGAGTTCCAGTTCCCAAACCAACAACATTTAAATCAATATATTGCTCTGTTTCATAATATAAGAACTTAGATGTAGTTCCAACCCCTACACTAGATAATTTAAAGTTATTTGGATCAACTTCAGTAACAACATAATTGGTATTTGAGTTAATTCCAGTAATTTGATCAACATTGTAAGAATACTGAATAATTTCACCAGATTGGTATCCATGATCATTAATATTGATTTGATTAAGAGCCGTATTAATTCCTGTTGCAGAAATTAGGGTTCTTTTTTTATTTTCATATCCAAAACCTGAATTATCAACTATGATATTAGATACAATTCGCTTTTTATCAAAAGATTGGAGATTATGAACACCAACTCCAAAACCAGATAATATTACAGTGTTCACTCCAACATTAATTGCATCAGTTTCTGACTTATAGAGTTTTACGGTAGATACACCAACAGTATGAACATAATAAATTGCATCTGTTGAGATTCCACCAACTGCTGTTTGGCCAAATGTCTTATAAATGACTTTTTCACCATTTCTAAACTTATGGAAAGTAGAAAAACCAATAGTGCTATCAGTTATATCAACACGGGCAGAATCTGCTGTCGCATTAAAGGAAACGGCATGTTCGACCATTTTAGTATTGACCCTAGCACTTGCTCCTTCTCCATTACCTCCACTTATAGTAAGAGTTGGATGAGAAACATAATCAAAACCTGGATCTTCAATATTAATTGATATTAAAGCTCCTTCAACCGCACATATACCCGTTGCACCAGAACCCACATTATCAGAAATATGTAAAACTGGAGGATTTATGATATCGTAACCAATTCCTTCCGATGCAATATCAATATTTTTAATAGTACCATAATAAACTGCTTCGGGTGACTTATAATTTAAAATCTCAACACCATTAACAAGAATACCTGTTCTATCTCCAGGCCCAGTGATAAAATCTCCATCTTCATTAATTGGATTTTTTATTTCCTTTAATAAAAGTTGATGATCAACATCTTTGTCATGAAAATCAAGATATTCTAAAGTATTAGAAGTTACAATACCAGATACTGAAACAAATGAATCATTAGAAATGTTAGCAGGACTTGTAGCAAGTTTAAATTCGTTTTTATTTACTCTCTTTACAAAGAAAACCCCTGCTTCCATTTCTGGAAACTTACTAGTAACCTTTGTAGTATTCCCAAGAAAATCTTTGGTCTCTATATCGTAAGGGGTATAGTAAACTGCATCTCCAGTATAATATCCATGATCATTAACAGTTAATATTTCAAATGTATCACCACTATATTCTCCATTTAATGTAATTTTTCTATCATAAAAATTTAAAGGTGCATTATCATAGTTTGGAATAGAAGAGGATGCTACTATAAGATCTTGATTAAATTTTACATAAGTATTTTGAACATTAGCAAAGTAATTATCAATATAAGAATAATCAGTTAAAGATGCTTTGACATTTGCTCTTAAAATTTTTCTTTCAACTGTATATTTAGCTGCAGCAATATTTCCTTGTCCTTTAATTGAAAAACTGTAGTCACTTATTACCTCAGTTATAGTAGAATCTTGAGTGTTGCCTAAAGTATCAATAACGGTAACTTGATCACCAAGTCTAAAATTATTTTTAGCATATGTAACCAGTGTATAAGTAAAATCAGAAGCATCAACTAGAGTTATAGTTTCTACATCATATTTTGTAGATACATTATAAAACCAATTCTCTGTTTTAGGACTGGTAGTGGTTATTCCTAAAGCCTTTATAGAAACTGTGTCATTATTATCAAAATCATAGGTATTGTCTGGAATTTCTAAGTCTGCTAAAACTCCAGTTACCCTCATAGAAACTTTAGTAGTAGTTCCTAGACCTACGTATCCATAGACATCAGTATTCAAACGAATATTTTCTTTTGAATCAATACTAGTTGTAACACCAACTGTTGTAGTGTTAGCTAATCCAACCTCAAAGAATTGATTTATTGATTTAGATCTATAAGTTAATATTCCAGTAACACCTGTTCCATAAATTGCATATAATTCTCCTGCCGCAGGAAAACCTATGGTAGAATCTACATCTATTACACTTGAACCTATTGATACTTCTGTTATTACTTTTGTATTAGGATGAACTATAAATTCTCCATATACACTTCCTTTAAGGGGAACATCTCTTGCATAACCATAATCAAGATTTAATTTATAGTAGTCAGAACTACCAATAGAGATTTTTTCTACCCCACTAATAGGAGCATAAGCTGCATCTAAGCAATAATGATCTCCAAAATGTTCTGAATCTTGGTATAAGGTACTATTCAATAAATCCAGAGGATCTCCCTGAATTGCTTCAACCACCAAATCTTTAGTTACTCTATAATCAGCATCCGAGGGTCTAAAAAGAAACTCTCTTGGTTTTATTACATCTACCTTTTCACCATACAAAGCACCAAAAAGAATATTGTAGGATTCATCTGTACCTTTAGTTTGATAAAAATCTTTGGATCTTGAAATAAATAATCTTTGATTTAAATCAGCATCTAAAGTTCTATCTTCAAAGCCTGGAGAAATTTGATTTTTTACTTTTAATAAAAATCTATTAAACAGTAAAGCACTTAAGTTAGTAACTTTACTTCCTTTTGCGTGAGGATTAATATCTGAGTGTGAAAAAGTTAATTGATCAGATGTGCCATATGAAGTAACACCACTAAACCCTCTAATACATCCCGTAAATGTGGTATTGGTTTTTTCTTTATATAATATTATTTCATCATCAATTTGTATTAAACCATCTCTATCAGGAAATTCATATGTTCCAAAAATACCTTTATTAAGATCAAAGGTAACTGTAATCGTAGTATCTTGATATCCAACTGCACTTCCTAATTCTGTTTCATTAGCATTATTAGTTAAGGACTCTAATTTTAAATATTCATCTATATTCTGAATTACGTCAGCAGATGCTCCAGGATATTCTTGCGAAGTATAATACTCTTTAAGAAATTCTCCTAATAAAGGAAAATCCTCCTGTACAAAAGAAGGGAGTTGATTCTCAACTATATTTTGAATCTGTACTCTTTGGAGATCTGTTGATATCATTTGTTGTATACTTTGATCTTAGTAAGAATATGAAGAGCCGCCACCGCCTGATATTGTGCCACCACCACTAGTGGTAGAAGTAGTGGTTGTGCTTGTTGTAGAGGCACTAGAGGCGGTTGTAGACGTTGTATCAGTTGCACCTGTAGCAGTGAATACAGTATCATCAGGTGTATCACATGTTGTAGATCCTGGAATTACTTTCAGACCACGAACCAAACTACCATTTGCGTAACTAGAAGCAGATGTAGTCAAATTATCATTATCAGAAATGGCATTTATAGTTACGTAATCCAATGGTAATTGAATATACAAATCATGAAGGCCTAGTACATCATTAGAACATGGAGAACCCGAAATTTCAACAAGCGGGAATCCCTTATTAATTACAGTATTAGTTATATTGATTGGAGAAAGTTTAATTTCTCCTTTTTTATAATCAATTGTTCCAACTCTCTGTTTTATAATTTTTGCTTGATTAGAGGCTTCCAATTGTATCAACATTATTTGGCCCATTTCAGTAGAATCACCATTTGGTTTATCAGTAAGATATACAACACCAGCAATTCCATCTACATTAAATCCAGAAGACTTAATGTTAAATCCATCGCAACTCTTAACAAAGATACAATTTCCAAAACAAATTTCATATTCCGCAAAACTATTTAACGCCACTCTGAGATCCCTTCTTATAACAACTGTCGTAATATTAGAAGTAATAGCATCACTACTATTATCAATCATACAAAGTAGTTTACTATACTTAAATCTACCACCAAATTGATTCATTTCTGAAGATTTAGCGTATTTTTTGAGATTCGCAGAGATGAGACTGATGAGATCAGCACCAGATGAGATTAAATTAGAGTTATAATAAGCAGTGATGTCCAATTCAAGGTATAAAAACTTCAAATCAGTGATATCTACGTCAATTCCAGAAACTGAGTATTTTTTAATCTCTCTTTTTATGTTATTTTTAATTTGATCTGACAAATAAGGGCCACTTGTAGGTTTAATACTTACAAAGACCTTTCCATATTGAGGTGGACTTAAAGTTTCGCCTCCAAAAGCAGAAACTGACTCAGTTTCAGTATATAATGTAGGAATAAGTGCTTCAAAATCTGCAGTTGTTACAGCTCTTTTCTGAGATGAGTAAATTCTAGTCGCATATTTCTTGATAGATTCTACAGATTCAATATTTTTACCTAAAGAACTGCTATTAAGTGAAGTAACTAGAGAAACTCCACTAGTAATAGTTGTACTATCTCGTGAAGATGTTAATTTTCCACTAAATTGAAAGTTTTGAATGCCATTTCCCATTTCACCATTGGTTACAAGGTAAGAAACTTCAATAAAACTGGGTGCTTCTAACTTTTTACCAAAAATTCCATCTCCAAATATCAATTCATACCTTTCACCTTCAACTTCTTGAACAAAATAGACTGGTGATTCTCCTGTAATGTCAAATAAACTATCAGATTGTATATATTTACGAGTAACACTAGAAGAAGCAGATGGCTTCACAATAACTCTAAGAGTAGAAAGATCAATTCCACTGTTATCAAGAATAAAACGTTGATTAGGATCAAAAGAATTTACTGTAAAAGTGTTTGTAAGGTAAATTCCCTCATAAATGGCAACGTTATTAAAAGATGCTGTATTGTCTGAGACAGGAACAGTGATATCATCTAGAACTGCAAAGGTATAACTCTCATTTGCAAAGGCACTCGACGATGCAACCAGTCCTTTATTTAAAGTTATGGTTTGTGGTACATCTACATAGTCACTTGTATCAACAAAAAATGAAATATTAGCTTGTGCTGCTCTTTTAGAGTAAGGAGTGTATCCAATATTGTTTGCGAGTGATACAACATTCTCTCTTAATGTTGCACTATCGATAAAAACTTCATTCGATACCATGTTGGCATTGTATGAAGTGATGTAAGTATTGTATGCAAGGACATCAATTATAGTTGACAGGTTAGATCCTTCAAAATCATAATCCGTAAAATTAGAATTAGATCGAAGGTAATCTTTTATTGATGTTTTTATCTGGTCAAAATCCAGATTTGCGAAATTAACTAGGGGCATTATCTTGCTGGTTGTAATGCGAATGATAACTGTTGTGCTTCTGCCTCTATTCCAACTATCTCATAGGTAATAACAACATCAAATTGTAATGAATCAACATTGGCAGATACCTGTGTGGTTAATAATTTAACTCTAGGTTCAAAATTTCTAATTGTATTTTCAATTTCACTCTTAACTGATGATGCAGTTAGGGTATCAATATTCTCAAAGAGTAAATCATTGACTCTTGAACCTAGATCATGATTAAAAAATCGCTCTCCAGGTGAAGTAAGCACTAGATTACGAATTGAACGAGCTATAGCAGTCTGATTTTTAACCGCAATAAGGTCATCATTTAAGGGATTAACCTGAAAAGACATACTTATATCTTTAAATGACCTACTTATGCGTTGGACAGGCACTCTTATACGGCAAATATATCTTTATTTAGCACCCTAATCTATCACTTCAAAGATCTCATTATCTTCTATATTCTCATAAAGGTCATTTGTTACCTTTTTATCGCTTTTTTTAGGTACAATAGGGTCATTTGCTATTTCTCGTAGCATTTTCTGGTACTGTTGGTTAGGCAGATTGTCTAAGAAGTCGTGCATTTTCGTATCCCCACTAAAAAAGGGACTCATAAAGTCCCTTTTATTTATTTTCCTTGGCCACGGTA